ACGAAAGCAACGTGGCTCTGCACCACGCCGGGAAAGTACCCCAGCACGACCTACAACAAGTTCGTGCTTCCCACCATCCGACGGGGCTGCGCCGGGCCTGCAAACCGCAGTGCCACCATTATGCTTCAGAAGCTCCTGAAGCTGAAGGCTGATGGCCTGTTCGGCGAGGCCACCGAAAACGCCCTGATGAGGGCGCAGGAGGCGCATGGCCTGACCGTGGACGGAATCTGCGGCCCTGCATCGTGGAAGGCGCTGTCTGGCGCTGATAAGTACCTGTGAGAGGAGATAGGCTCTATGACGAATAGCAAAGTGTCCATCGCTACGCTGGCCCGCACGGCCGCTCTGGCGTTCGCTCTGGCGAATCAGGTTTCGAGCGCAGCCGGGAAGCCCCTGCTGCCCATCGAAAGTTCGGAGGTGGAACAGTTCGTGACCACCGGCCTGACCATTGCCACCAGCGTCGCTGCGTGGTGGAAGAACAACAGCTTTACCGCTGCCGCCATCGAAGGCGATAAGCGGATGAACAGCCTGAAGAATCAGGTTCACTGAATGAAAGGAGTAACCGAATATGAATGAGTTTACGAGAAGCCTGCTGTACGTCGCCCTGCTGATCTGCATCCCCATCGTGACCGCCTGCATCCAGAAAGGCATTGCCGTGTTCATCGAGTTCATCGCGGCAAAGACCAACGACATCAAGGTGCAGCGCCTCGTCCGCGAAATCGGCAGTGCGGTGTCCAATGCCGTGGCCGCGATGAACCAGACCTACGTCAACGATTTGAAGACCGCCGGGACGTTCAAGGAGGCCGAACAGAAAGAAGCACTTATGAAGGCCGTGTCTGCCGCGCTGAAAAGCATGAGCAGCGACGCGCAGGACTACATCAAGAGCAACTTCGGCGATACGACCCAGTACCTCGAAAATCGTATTGAGGCTCAGATCGACGCCAACCACGTCGCCGCCAAGCAGGCCGCTGCCCAGAATACGCTGAATCTGGGCTGAGTCAGCGCAAAGTCAGCGTAAAATGATAATCCCCCTGTACCATGACCCGTAAAAAGGCTGGTGCAGGGAGATTTTTTTGTTTGCACGGAAATTCCGATGGAACAACGTCGCCAGAAAAATCAATTCTCAAAATAGCCAAATTTTGTTATGCACTTTTGACAAATCCTTCCCAGAGGGTTCCAGACGTTTCCCAATACACTTTTACCCGTAACCAAAATGCAAATTCAGAGGTTTTCCAGAGGCCACCAGCGGCTTGGCATCAAATAGCCAGTGGATATAAAAAATATTTTGAAAAAATTAAAAAACAGATTGACTTACCAGTTGGGTAAGTTATAATGATACTAAGATAAATTACCAAAAAGGTAAGTTATCTACAATTACCAGCATCCGGCTGGTAAGTTGGAAGCACGAGCAGGAGGTGTAACAAAATGAAAGGCGAGTGCAGCATGACCGCTTTGGAAGCCAGCCGCTTGATCGACTGGCTGAAGGCTCACGGCCACACGGACGAGGAAGCGACGCAGTGCATTAAGTGCATTGCCGGAGTCCTCGCCCCTGCAACCGGCGAGCCTAAGAAACAGTAGAGGCTAGGTCCCCCCACACAGTTTGCGACACTGCGGGAACCTAGCCAGACGGAACGGGATGGGACCTGCCCCATCTCGTTTCCATCTTATCAGGAGGGCAGGAGAAAGTCAAGAGGTTGAAAGATATGTATGATCTGCGTGAACACAAGGAACTGATTAGCCAGTTGGTTTCCGAGGCCAACCAGAACGACGAAAACTGGCGCTGGTCGGTCAAGTCCGTGGGCAAGGAAAAGGCCCGTATCTTCTGGGAGTATCTGGAGTATTGCGGCCAGAAGGAGCCGTACTTCAGCATCGTGCTGGAGAACACCGGCGATGGCTGCTGGATTACGGCAAAGAACGAGCATGGCGAGACCATGAACTCCGAGATCGTGGAGGACAAGGAGCTGCCGTACCTGAACACCCCGCTGGCCGAGGCCATTACGCTGATGGTCCACGCCATCAGGAACACCGCTCATGCCTGCTACTGAGAGCATCGTCCGCCGGTATGCAGCGGACATCGGTTTTGCGGTAGTCGGGGAGCTGACCCGTAAGCCAGAGTGGGACGGCGTAGCCAGCGGCCCGGAAATTGGGCTGTCTGGCTATTGCTGGGTCTGGGTGGATGAGGACGGCAACGCCTACTACGTTCACGGTGAGGAATGTGCCATCATTGGCCCGGAAGGCATGGTCTATTGACCGCCGGTAAATTTCCAGATGTACTCCGTAAATTTTTTCGATAAATCTTCATTTTTCGTTTGACACCAGTGGTGGGTAAGTTAGAATGAAGATACAGAAAAACATACCAAAACGGTAAGATTATGGAGGAACAGAATATGAAGAACGAGTACATCGTAGCGATTGACTACAGAGCGAATTACAAGCCGCTGACCATTGATTACAAGATGCTGAAGGCGGAGAATCTGCTGGATGCTATGAACGAGGCCGAGCAGTACATGGACAAAGAAACGGTCTACCTTCTCAAGATCATGAAGCGCAGCGGGGCAGCTCACAAAGTCAAGGGCGTGGATGCACGAGAAGCCACCTACACCGACGTTCTCACCAACCGGGGCAATGGCTGGCACAGCACCGATGTAGCTCACTGCGAGCAGCCTTGGATGAGCCAGATGTGGATGTACAGCAACGGTTTTGTTGACCTCTACTACTGCGAGGAAGTCCGACCCGCCTGTACGACATCCTGATGAAGTGAGGAGGTGTAAACGATGCGTTACCAGATTGTTTACTGCAAGCGGGGCTGGCCGCTCACCACATGGGCCGACAACGCGGACAGGGCACGGAAACTGGCCGAACAGCTCCGCAGCACTGGTTATTCCGTCGATGTGTGGCAACACACCAAAGACGGAGCACAAAAAACCGACATTTAACCCGCCTGATGATGGCCGCTGGCACCGGCCGAAACGCCCTGCTGGGCGTCGCGGGAGCCACCCGCAGATACATGATATTTTGGAGGTTTTAGCTATGGAAAACAAGAACATGACCGCTGCTCGTGAGTGGGAGAACGACCCGAACTGCTTCCTGCGGATGCTGAACAGCCCCGCACAGCAGCGGAGCCGCGCAGCACGCCGCCAGAAGGATGCCTACCGGGAGCGTTTCAACAACGTGCTGAACGCCGTTGCCATCGGCGCAGCAGCCTTTGCCGTCACCCTGCTCGTTATCTGCTTCGTTCTCTGATGGAGGTATCAGCTATGGATAACCAGAACATGACCTATCCCGAACTGCGGGACCTGTTCGTTGAGCGCAACAAGACCCAGCTTGCAAAGCCGGTGAGCGCCTGCATCGTATTTGCTGAGAGCAACTGGCCTGACCGGCATTACCCGCTGCGCAGCCGCACCTATGAGGTCAGCAGCGACAACAAGGCTTTCCGGTCGAGCTGCTGCTCCACCAGCCTGTTCGGTTCCTGCTTGGATGGCACCGACCAGATGGTTCGCCTCGACTGGCACATGAAGGACTTTGGCAACAAGGGCGGCTGGGTCGTTGACCACTGCTACCTGAAGGAGAACAGCGATGAATCCGATGTATGATTGCTCCGGCCGGCTTGACCGGTTCGGCGGAGTAACGGAGCCGCCTGATGATTACTATTTCTCGTACAGAGAGTCTGATGATTCCTGCAACGAACAAGTGGAGGAGGACTGTGACAATGAATAACTCGCGGCGCAAGCGTATCAGCAAGATTGCAGATGCCCTGAATGAGCTGAAGGGCCAGATCGATGAGCTTTACGAGGAGGAGCAGGAAGCCTTCGAGAACATCCCTGAGAGCTTGCAGGGGACTGAGCGGTATGAGGTTGCAGAAAATGCGGTCGATATGCTCGAATCTGCATCCTCCGGCCTCGAAGATGTCATCTCGTTCCTCGGAGACGCGGAGGGCTGATTTATGGGACGTGGCAATGTTTATGTGACCGGCTCGTATGAGGGTCTGTTCTACATCGACAACGATGATCTGCAGGTCTGGCGTAAGGACGGCCCTGACGGAAAGGAGCCTGAAATTCGGATGATGGCAGACATCAGCCTTGATGAACTTGTTGCCGATGACTGGTACGTTGATGAAATCGAGAGCAGCTACAAGGAGGAAGACGTTCTCAGATGCTTCTGCGCCGAACTGCGGAAGCTCTGCCCCAGCTTCCAGCCTGCGGCCAACTCGAACGTCTGGCTCGGCAATGAGCGCCGGGTCATCCTCGAAAATGAGCTGTTTTACATCTGTGTGGAGGACAACGAGTGGTCGCTGGCCGTCGAGCTTATTCAGAAAGACGGCT